AATCCCGCCGCCACCCTCGATCGCTGAATCTCCGGGGCCAGGGATGATCGTATCTTCCTCGTCATCATCGGGAACGGTCGTATCCTCGTCAGAGTTCAGGTCACAGCCCTCGCCCGTCAGCCCAGATGGGAATAGCACTCCGAATGCGGTAACGGCCATCACGTCAAGCGCAATCAGGCTTCGGAGTTGACCGTCCACGGGCAAATAGTTCGCCTCGTACAGCACCTCACCGGCGATTGCCCGCTGGATCCGCTCCACCTCATACAACCGGTCATGGAAAGACTCGGCATCACCCTGCGCCGCCCTGCGCAGCCGAACCCTGACGATGCTGCCCTGCTGCAGGGTGGAGCTGTGCAGGCCTGGCTTGGCGCGGAACTTGATTGAGTGGTCGCTCCTGACCCGCTTGGCCAGGATGTAGGCGCCCACCCTGATAGCGTGAATCTCCCGCGTGCAGAACTGACTCAGGTCATGCGATTCATACGGGCCATCAGGCGCCGTGCCGTCGTAGCGCACCTCAGACGTGCGTACCACGCCGATGTCGGCTTCGTTCTGCTGCCGCCAGATCACCTGGCAGACAAACGGCTGCCGACTAGCCCAGTCCACATACTGCAGATCAACTGAGCCGGGGATGACTGAATCGTCATCGAACACATACTCAATTGAAACCGCAGAGGTCTTGATTGTGTAGTCTTCGTTAATTGGCAGCAGCGGCCTGAGCCCCACCTTGCCTTTGTTGGTCACTGGTTGCAGTAGGTGATACCTGCCCCATGCAGTGACGAACTCGCCGTAGTTGACGGGCTGCGTGATCCAGCAGTTTGTCGTGATGCTGTTGGCATTCAGGAATCGGCTGGCTTGCTGCATCGAAGCGGTGTCAATCAGCGCCGCCGGGATCCTTGCGCTGTTCACCATCAGCCAGTAGGCCAGGTCGGCAAAGCTGTCGCTCGACACATCGGCCTGCTCATCAGCCCATCTGTAGACCTCGATGCCGTTGCGGATGAATGCGTGAACCTGGCGATTCCAAACGTCGAGCCCATTAGGGATCGTCACCTGGAATGACATCGTGCTGATGCCTTCGTAAGTGCCCGGCGATCCGCAGAAGTTGGAAGCCTCAGGCTTAGTGAATCCCGACCGGGCGACGATTGCGTTTTCAGGAATCCAACTGCCGGCGCGGCGGCTGTAGGTCTGATGGAAGCTGCCGACCCGGCACTGACGCTGGAACACGTCGCGCACCTCAATATCGCCGATCTGCCCTTCGCTCAGGACCAGGTGGTAAAACGCTGTGACCTCATTGGTCAGGCTGTTCTCAAACCGGCATTCAGTGGCACGCGGGCTGATCAGAATCCCGCCAGCATCGTTGCGCCTGCGGGCGAACACGATGGGCACAGGATCGCCGATCGCATGCGCCCGCTGCGGGACGTTCAGGGGGCTGCTGCTGTCAGCGCCGGCGCTATAGGTGCGGCGAGCCGTAAACAAGGCCTGCGCCCTGCGGTTGGCGTCCCAGATGGCGTCGTAATTGAAGCGCGGGACGCCCCCTCTTGCAGGCACGCTTCCGCTCATAGCCTTGCCCCCACCCCCATAAGCCTAGTGGTCAGCACCCGCGGGGGAGCTGTTGCGCTGATCGGCGCTAGGGCTGTGCCGAGGTCCAATGAGATCGAAGTCATCCCCCCGCGCGCACTCACCGCCTGCCCGTCAAACCGCGCAATCAGCGTCATGCCGCCGGCGGGCGGGCCACTGCTGCCGGCGGCAGAATCAAACTCATACATCCGCAGCTGAGCCAGCCAACCGGCGGCCAATGCCTGATGCACAGCCCCCGTGATTCGGGTGGTGGCAGGCATCACGATGCTGATGTTCCGCTCTGCGCCCAGATCGCCGTCGCTCATCTGGGGCGAGTCAAACTGCATGTATTGCCATAGCTGGCTCTCAAAGACCACCGCATCTGACCAGTACATCTGCCACCTCTCGCGAACGGATCCGTTCACCTCAGAGAAGCTCAGTAGCTGCGCTTGCGCTCTCATAGGGTCCCCAGCAGCAGCCGAGCCTCGGGCCGGCGGAGATCGTCAACTACTAGCTCAGCCATCTGCTGCAGGCCTCGCTGGAAGTCCTCCACGCTGACCCAGCGGCTGCCGTCCTGCTGCTGCATCACCGGGCCGGTGCGGATGTTGATCTGCGGGGTGATGGCGCGGGTGGGAGTGCTGGTGGAACCGCTGGAGGGAATCACGCTGCCGCCCCTGGCGCCGCCCAGGAACCGGCTGGAGGCGGCCTGCATCTTGGATTCGGGAATGATGTACTCCCGTTCGCCACCCTCGCCCACCATCGCCAGAGTGGGGCGGTCAACGGTGCCACCGGTGGCGAACTGGGGGACTGTGAGGGTGGGGATGAGTGGGATGTCGGCGCCGGGCAGGGCGTTGAAGGCGCCGATCAGCCGGTTGATCAGGCCGGCCGCCGTGTTGATTGCGCCAGCGACATACCGCAGCATCCCTCGCACGGCGTTCTGGATGCTGTCGATCATCCCGGTCCAGATTCCCTGCACGAAGTCGGCGACGCTGCGCATTGCGCGGGGCATGAACTCAACCACCGATCGCCAGGCGTTGCTGATGGGCTCAGCGACGTACTGCCGGAACCCTTGACCGAGGCTGTTCCACGCCCCGACGATCGCGCTTACGGCGGCGCTCATCAGCTCGCCAATGGATGACATCAGCCCTGACCAGGTTTGCCGGACTGGGGTCACGACGTACTCAGTGAAGGCTCGGCCGAGCGCGCTCCAGGTGTTGCGCACCATCCCAACGACGCGGCCCATTGCGGTGGAGAGTATCTGTGTCAGCGCTGCCCATGCGTTCTGAATGGGGGTCACCACCACGTCGCGGAAGGCCTGCGCCAGCGGCTGAAACACATTGCCCCTGAGCCAGCCCATTGCGGCCAAAGCAGGCCCACGAATCAGGTTCTCCCAGATGTTGATCCACGGCCGAATCAGCAGGGTGTCAACAATCGCCCAGGCGGCCTTGAGCCCCCACTCAAACACCCCGCGCAGGAAGTCGAAGTAGCCGGTCACGAATGGCTTTACCCCGTCCCACACCTCAGCCCAGAACTGCCTGATCGGTTCGCCAATCGCCCACAGCGCCTTGATGCCATCGACCACGGCGCCAGCGAACCAAGTGAAGAACGAACGGATCGCATCACGGGCGGCAGTCCACGCCTGCACCATGAACTTCGGCACCTCCATCGCCCATGCGCCGATGGTCTTGAGCCCATCGGCCAATGCGCCACCCAGCCAGCCGAAGAACTTCATGATCGGCTCGCGGAACGCAATCGCCATGGCCACCACGGCGGCGATGGCCAGCACGGTCCAGCCAACGGGGCCCAAGAAGGCCAGCAAGCCAGGAATGAACACGCTGCCGACCCAGCCGATGAATCCCAGCAGGGCGCCTTTCATCGCGGCCACCGCAACGATCACCACGGTCTGCAGGCCGGCCCAGCCCACCGCTAGGGATGAGATCGCGAGCACCGCCTTGAGGCTGCCCAGCAGGGTGATAAACGACACGATCGCTGGCGCCAGGATGACCAGTCCAGCCAGCGCAGCGGTGAGGCTCACCACTACGGCAGTCAGCAGCGGGAACCGCCCGGCGAGATCCGCCACGACGGACAGCACTGGCGCCAAGGTGCCGAGCATCAGATTCAGAGCAGGCAGAAGGCCCTCGCCAATGGCGATCTGGAGCGCCTTGATGTTGTTCTGCAGCAGCTGGAAATTGTTGGCCGACGTGCCCGCCCTGGCCTGGAACTCAGCGAGCATTGAGCCGGCGTATTGACTCCTATCAGCAACCAGCCCGATCGCCTGATCAAACAGCTGCATGTTGGTGATCAGGGGGGTTAGCGCCCGGGCCTCATCGCCAAACACCTCGCTGATCGTGGACACCCGCATTTCAGCGGGCATTTGCGAGATGCGCTGGAACACATCGCGGATCGTTCCGACTGCATCGGTCTGCATGTCTTTGGCCACTTGGTTCACATCCAGGCCCAGCGCCTTGAACGCTGCCGCCTGTTTCGCCGTGGCGGATTCGCCCTTGGTGAGCGCCCTGATCAGGTTGCGGAAGCTGGTGGCCGCTACGTCAGGTTCAGCGCCGGCGGCGATCATTGCGGAGCCCAGTGCGGCGGTCTGCTCGGCGGTCATCGCCACTTGCTTGCCCACCGCGCCAGCCCGCAGCATGAAGTTGCTCACCTCAGCGGCCGAGCTGGCCATGCTGTTGCTGAGGAAGTTCATGGCGTCGGCCAGGTCCACCACCTCCGGCTGACTCAGGCCCAGGCTGGTGCGGAGCTTGGCCATCGCCGTGCCGGCCTCATCGGCGGTGATGTCAAAGGCGATCCCCATCTGAGCGGCTTGACGGGTGAAGTCGGCCAGCTCCTCGCGCGGAATGCCTGACTGGCCAGCGGCGGCCATGATTGCGGCCAGGCCCTCGGCGCTCACCGGCAGCTCTTTGCTGAGGCCGATGATCTCCTGCTTCATTTCCTTCAAGCCTTCGGCCGATTCCAGGCCCGGCACCACCTTGCGCACGTCGGCCATCGCGCTCTCAAAGTCGATCGCAGCCCGAGCGCTGGTGCCCAGGGCCACGCCAATGCCCGCCGCCCCAGCAGCAGCAACCTGCCAGGTGGCCGAGTTCACCACGGCAGCAAACGAGGTCTTGGCATCCTTCGCCGTCTTCTCAGCGCCGCCGATCGCCCGCTCAAGCTTGCTGATCTCTTCTACGCCGACAACCTTCGCCGCAATTCGCAGCACCGCCTCCAGATTCATCGCCATCAGCGGCGCCTCCCTTTCGGCTGCTTCGGCTCGGCCGCCCGGTTGATCAGTTCCTTAGCGCGGCTCTCCATGATCTGCAGGTCCTCCAGAGCCTGGCGCCGGTTACCCACAGCGTAAAGATCCATCATCTGCAACACCACCGCATAGTCGAGGCCCACCACGCCGGAGCCGCCAACACGCCACTGGGTCTGGCACTGCAGGAACAGCATCACGGCGTCTTCGTGCTCGGGCCACACCTCAAAGCGCTTCGGGTTCTGCACCACCTCCGGCAGGCAGCTGGGGTCCGCTCCGTAGGCCTTCAGGTCCGCCAGCAGATCATCATTGGCGCCGCCGTCACCGTGCCACCAGTGATCGACGGCGCCGGTCAGTTTCCCTTCTTGGCCACCTCCATCGAGCCATACCAGGCCTTGATGATCTGCCCGGCGATGGTGGGGATCTCCAGCAGCTGATCCAGCGCAGCCTCAGAGAACGGCACGTCCTTGCCGCTGTCATCGGTGATGCCGCTCCATCCGATCAGGATCTCCCGTGCGGCGGTCTTGTCGTCCAGGAGCTCATCATCACTGGCGCGGCCCAGTTCGGTGGCCCGGGCCAGCTTGGCGATCTCGTTGATTCGGCTCTGGGGGAGCCGCTTGAACTCAGCATCGAACGAGTGTTTCTCCCGCCGGCCGCCGCTGACCGGGATCAGCAGAGGGACCGGCCAGGTGTACGAAGCCGACTGCTTCAGAACGAAGGACATGGGTGTTCAGTGAGTGGTGGAGGCAATCAGGTGAGCACCAGGCTCATCTCGTTGTTGGCTGCAGTCGCCTGCGCCATGTAGGGCACGTTCAGCATCTGAATCCCGTCGCTGTCGCCGTAGGTCGGGGAATCGATGTTGCACTGGCCCATGCTCAGGGTCACGATGTTCCCTGCGGTCTGGCCGTGCTGCCAGGCGATGGTGCCGGTGGCCTGGCTGATCACCTGGGCGAAGTAGTCCTTCTCACCAGAACCGGAGCCGATCACCGGGGCCTCAATCACCGCTTCGCCAGAGGGCAGGCGGTTGGTGATCGGGTACTGCTGCGTGCAGCCCGCCAGCTGACGGAGGGGGATCTCGTTGCCCAGGTTCAGGGTGAAGGATTCCATGCAGGCCGTGGTCAGGCCCAGGATGTTTACGCCGGTGGTGTTGGCGCTGTTGACGATCACCGGCGTTGCCTGATTGGCGAAGGTCGGGGTCAGCTGGGCCTCGGTGGCGGCAGCCACGTACTCACCGAAGAACTCGAAGCTGATCCTGGGAATCTCGCCGGCCGCCAGGTTGAAGGTGGCGTTGCCACGGCAGCCCTTCAGGCGGTGGCGGTTGCCGTCGTTGTTGAAGTCGAAGCTGACGCCAACGATCCCGGTCATTGCGGGGGCGTAGGTCACTGAGGTGGTGGCCACCACCGTCTCACCGAACCCGCAGGCCCGCAGCAGCCGGCCCCAGCGGGGGGCGGTGCCGGCCGTACCGCTGCCCGCCAGCTCCACGTCAAAGGTGACCGTGCCCACCCGTTGGCCGACGATCTTGGGCCGGTTGCCGAAATACGGCAGCACCAGCTCGCGATCGATCAGGCCTGCGTCGAGGGGCTGGCAGTCCAGGTTCTGCACCAACAAGGCATCGGTGCCGGCGACCGTCTCGAAGGTGCCGTAGCTCGCCTCCACTGCCGCCAGCAGAAGGCGCCTATGCGTCGATTTCGTCATTGCTCGGAGCGGGGGCGGGGGTGGGCATCACGCACTTGGCGGGCTTGTGGTCCTGATCGATCCACTTGCCGGTGGCCTCGTCCAGCAGATAGCTGCCGCCATCGGTGGGCCGGGGATCTGGCTCAGGTTTGGATCGGGGCATGCGGAGGGGTGAGGTTCCGTACTTGCAGCCTATGCACCCAGATCCGTCACGCTGGTGCGGTAGCGGATCCGGTACGTGAGCACCTCCCACACGGCGGCCAGGTCGGCCTCGGAGAACTGCGGATCGCGGTCCAGGGGCCAGATGTCCATCGCCAGGCCGCCGATGGTGCGGTCTGCCATCAGCAGGCTGTGCACGGACTTCACAACCGGATCGGCCACCTGGTCAGGGATCGCGCCGCGGGCGTACACGGCCACCACCAGCGTGAACGCGTGATCGATCTTGCAGGTGCTCACCGGCTCGGCGGATTTTGGCTCTGGCCCTGGCTGGATCACCACGGCCGGCGACTCGTTGCGGCTGAGGGGCTCTTGCCTAGAGCGGTACACCCTGCCCGTCGCCCCACTGGTGGCCGCCAGGGTGGTGGCGACTTGGGCGAGGATTTGTTCGCGTTTGGTGGTGGTCATGGGTCAGGGTGGGGGTTCTGCGGCTGCAGTCCGTCAATGAATCGCTGCGGCAGGTCGTAGCCGCTGGCCATGCTGATCAGGTATTGCCGCAGGTCGGCGGGGATCATCTCGGCAGCCAGGCCCAGTTCCCACGCCTCTAGAAATGTGCGCACGTCACCTTGTGCGGCTTGACCGAGACCCACTCCGATCATCAGGTGCAGCACGGGGGCGGCCTGAGCGATGGCGGCGACGAACTGGTTGATCGCTGGATCAGCAGCAAGCGCAGCGCCAAACTCCAGCCACCTGGCGGCCGTGGTGCCATTGATGCCGAAATACGATTCGGCCTCTGATTGGCTGTTGAACCAGAACCAGCCGTTGATAGGGAATGCGATTGTTACGTGATTCTCGGCCAGCAGGGTGTAACTAGGCGCATACACGCTGGTCGCCGCGTAGCTGAGCAGCTCGTTATCGAACTTATAAAAGCCAGGATTTATGGTCATGCTGTCACCGTCCATCCTTTGGCCGTGGCAATGGTTGGGTTGTATCCCACCTCATTGATGCCATAATTACCCGTAACCGTAATGGTCTGGCCGGTGACAGTAGGCAGCCCGGTGAAGATCTCGTTGAGTGCGACAGCGGATAAGCGTTGGTTGGCGACGGAGAATGTAAATCGCTGCCCGGTGGCTTGAATACGGGTGAGCGAGCCTGCAGCGTAGGCGCTGGCAAAGTTGGCAGACGAGGATACGCCAGATGCGTCCATTGGCGGGATTGTTTGCAGGTTGATGCAACTACTAAACATGCTGGCTATGCTCGTTACTGCTGCAACACTGCTTGGAAATGACGGTATTGTTTGTAGGTTGATGCAACTACCAAACATATTACTTGTGGTCGTTACCGCAGCAACGCTGCCTGGGAATGGCGGGATCGTTTGCAAACTAGAGCAACCACTGAACATGCTGGCCATAGTCGTTACCGCAGCAACGCTGCCTGGGAATGGCGGGATCGTTTGCAAACTAGAGCAACCACTGAACATGCTGGCCATAGTCGTTACCGCAGCAACGCTGCCTGGGAATGGCGGGATCGTTTGCAAAC